AGGGACTACCCCTTCCAAGGGTAGTCCCTCCTTCGTGTCAGAAATGACACTACGACGCTTTTGCGTCGTCTTCACGCTTTGGCTTGTTAGAGCCACCGAGGCGATATTAGCCCCATATTTCGTCGACGTTTACGTCGGAAATATAACTGGACGACCCCCAATAAGGGTAGGAACCAGTGGGTCTCTAACTATGTCAAGTGGAGGTTTTCAATGAAGAGAATTAACTATGGGAAGTCTGGCGCGAAAACGCGCTCGACTCCCGTAATTATAACGCTGCCGCAGAGTTATTATCAAAATATCTCTGATGGCCAGCGTTCTTATTTCGGTGGAGGTCCCTATCAAACGGGAACTCATATCGAAACGATCTCTTCGGGCGCACAATTAAGAGGTAAAAGATACCTCTCTAATCCGTGTCGCCATTTGAAAACTACCACTCACATTGTGTACGGCGGAGCTATTTCCATAACAGGAAATACAGTTGCTGATCCAAGTCAAACCTTGACTTACAGCAACTATCCGGTACACAGTGCCGGTGCCCATGCTGCCGCGGTTTCAGCTTCAAAAGCTGCTTTTGCCACTTCGCTTCAAGATAGTTTTCTTGCTGCTAATGGTCAGAGCCTTATGAATTTGAACTTCGACAAAATGCGTCCCGATCTTACAGAGGTTTCTGTGCCAAATTTTATAATAGATTTTGCACAGATATCTTCACTCTGGAAGCTTTGGAACAGGGCCCGTAGCTTCGCGTCGAATGTTGCAGGAGCCAATTTGAATTATCAGTATGGTTGGAAGCCTACTATAGGCGATGTCCAAGCTGCTGTTCGTTCAATTCGGAATCTGCAGGAAAAGATGCGGAATTGGGAGCGCAACCTTGGAAAGTTAATCTCCAAGCGTTGCACTGTCTATTCGAAGACGTCTAACGAGAGTGCAACTCAGTCATACAATGGCTGGGGAACGTTGAAGTGGACAGCCACACTTGAACAGAAATGCACCGCCCATATCCTCTATCGTCCTAAACCCCTAAAGGTTATGACGTTATTGGAAAGGACATTGAGAGGTTCTCTCGATTCCCTTGGGTTTGAGTTAAATCCGAACATTCTATGGGATGCTATTCCTTTTAGTTTCGTTATCGATTGGTTTATCGATATCGGAGCCTATTGTGAGTCGCATAAAATAGATACGTTCGAATTGCCTATCGATCTTGAAGATGCTTATCTTCAATATCATGAGCGTTATACCTGCATGAGCTCGCTTACAGAGGACGCTACGTCCACTTGGCCAGCCATGAAGTACCCCGGGGCTGCTAGCGAGGAAAAATATTTTTCTCGCGCGCAGATAGGTCCGTCTACGGTCACTTTGCGTGACTTAGGATGGAAGATGCCCTCTTTGAACCAAATTGGGTTAGCTCTCAGTTTGGGTCTAACTCGTCGCCGTTTTTAACGGGATCGAGCTGGCTACTTTTCGCCAGATAACCCGCTCTTTTTGAGCACAACACCCCTCATCGGGGAGAAAGCATCTCAGGATGTCTTTAGCAACGCCTCAAAGTCTTTCCGAGGACAGCGCCACTGACGTAGACACAAACCTTCAGGTTTATGATCTCCGTGCGGCAGACGCTGACCACTCCGAATTTTCTGTCGCTGGTTTAACTTTGCCAGCGGAGAAGAAAATGACGGTGAGTCATCAGACCGGAAAGAACGGTGAGCTGCGGCACTTGGTCCGCATCGACGAAGTTGTTGTCGATGCTTTGCTCGTGCCGGCCACGGTCTCCGTTTATACGGTGATCGTAAGGCCACCCAACACTGCGGTAACAAACGCCCTAATCCTAAAAATCACGAATCGACTTGTCGATTTCCTGATTGAGGGAGGCTCTAACGGCAACGTCACGAAATTACTAAACCGTGAGGTTTAGTGTTCCGTGGACCGTCGTAGCACGTTTGCTGCTTCGAATATTTGGCTGTAAAGCCAAATACGTTAAGCGATAGCGTTTCCTGCACTACTGTTAGGCAGTGGAGGTGATGTCCGAAGACATCTGGTAATACCTAGGGATGCTTCTCGGAGGTTTGTCGATGAATATCATCGGGGACCTGAAAAGCCTTGGTCCATTGCGAAAGCTTTGGATCAACCTAGCGAACAACCATCGCTATACTGACTATGTTAGAGACTCCGATAAAAAGGAATTTCTAGCAAGATCAGACAATGAGGGACTAGCCTTTCTAACGCGTACCTTACCTACTATTGGTAAGGCTCTTGACCTCTCATTCTCCAGTGGAGAGTGGGTTAACCCACCAGACTTTTCATCTGGTGAAAGCGATCTTCCAACTCTTTTGGGTGACGCGGTTAAGATGGCGTTAGGCGGTGACTCCCAAGCCGTAGATTGTGTACGTCAACTGACGTATATGTTCTACAAATTGGAGGTTGAATATGAACAGGAACTTGTCTCGCAAGTCCTTGCCGACTTTGAAAAGGTCGACTTTGAGCTTGCGTCTCTTATCATTGATGAGAAATCACCAATTATACGAGAGGCGAAGGCTATTCTCGCTAGGATCTTATGTAATTCTGATCCTCGTGATATACGCCCTCGTCACGGTAGCGGTGCTTCCGCTTGCCGAACAAGAAATAGTGACAAGTGGCATCATCTTCGATACTTTCCGAAGCTTGATGCGTACTTTCCCTATCCTGACTACTTTTTCTATTCTCCTAGTCATCTTGTTGATGAGATGGCTAGGTTGGAAGAATCTGTAGTTTCAGATCCCGTGGCGCGAGTTTGTCTCGTGCCTAAGGATTCTCGAGGCCCGCGAATTATCTCCTGCGAACCAGCCGAGCTAATGTATTTTCAGCAAGGCTTGATGCAGAAGTTATATTGTATCCTCGAGGCCAACAATCTTACTCGTGGTCAGATAAATTTCTCTGATCAAACGATTAATCAACAGTTAGCTAAACATGGTAGTATTTACAATGATTTAGCGACTCTTGATTTATCTGAGGCATCAGATCGCGTCTCGCTCAAACTAGTGGAGGCTCTTTTTCCTCCTAATTGGTTTGAGGCTTTCGAAGCATGTCGCTCCGAAGGTACGCTGATGCCATCTGGTAAGATAGTTAAGCTAAACAAGTTCGCCCCTATGGGGAGTGCTTGCTGCTTTCCAGTAGAAGCGATGGTTTTTTGGTCCATCGCTCAGGCGTCCGTTCGTACATCAGATACAGTATACCATAAGAAGTATACATATCCGGTGTATGTCTACGGAGACGATATCATCGTCCCGACTAGTTTTGTCGGGTCCGTGATAGATGCTTTACAAAACGTTGGGTTAAAAGTCAACGTTAGTAAATCATACATTAATGGTCCGTTTCGGGAATCCTGCGGTGGTGATTATCATAATGGTTATGATGTCACACCCGTAAGAGTCCGTTCGTTCATTAATGCGTCTTCTAGTTCTTTCGTTGTTGATTGCGATTTAGCAAATGAATTATTTGCTAAGTTTGGAATGGATACAAATAGTTCGTTCCTCGATACAATTGAGGAATGCTACGAGCGTCCTTTCCCCAGAACTGAGCTTCCCCTTCCGGGGACGATCAGGATTTCTCCTGGTGCGATCAATGATGTCTATTTCTCTCGGCGGTGGAATAACCGCTTCCAGAGATTTGAACATCGCATCCCTACGGCCTCTACGAAGGCGTTAGCCTTACGTGAACCCGCTTGGTGCGAGCTCCTGAGAAAGGAGCTGACCAGGGATGTTTGCAACGAAGGTAACTTGGAAACGTATGAAAACCCGATCAGAAAGATCGAGTCTTCACTACCTCCAGGATACTACGCAGAAACCCACTCTGCCGTGCGAAAGTGGGATTGGGTATGGCTAGGTTAGCCTACCCGCTCTAAGCTCC